ACCGCCACCACCACCACCGGTGCCGCTGAAGTTGCCTTGGGTGCTTTCGTAGATATTTTGTCCACCAGGGTTGGTGGAAGTCCCCGAAAAATTGTTCTGGGTGGTCTCGTAGGGATTCGGTGCCATTTTAACGCCTCCTTCTTCTGGGCCTTGCAGAGGTCTTAGTAGTTTGCGCCCCTGCGCTCGCCACTTTCTCTTCTTCAGCCCTTTCTCTTTCTTCTATCCTCGCCGCCAGCCCCTGTCCGTGCTTTGTAGCCGCTCCAGGTATCGGACCCAATAGTCCCGCGATATCTGCATCCGTTAAGAAGTTGATCCCACTATAATCTTCCTCACCAAACAGGCCCGCCTCATCAGCGGTGCCGGTATGCACGTTTTTGATATAGACCGGTTGAGTCGATGTGCCCGCCATTAACTCCTCGATTTGAGCAGTTGTGAGGCTTGACCCATCTTCATTCAATAACTCGAAGTTTATATTTCTATCAATTAAGGTTTGCACATCCTTACCAGTGACGGTGCGGATGGTACGTGGACCCTCATGTATCACGGGCCAATACTCACCGCCTTCTAGTTCTTCTCTGTTCCGCTCTTCTCTACTTCTAGTTCGCCACGCTGGTTCCTCTATCGCTCCGGGCATCATTCCGGTAAAGTCTGAGACGCCGCCATAATTAGCCCATAGATTCGGATCTGCTACATTAAACCCTGGCGGAAGATCTGGGGTAGGACTTCCATCTGGAGTAGTTGGGCCTAATACCTCTAAGGTTGTTGGATCGATGTAATCTTCAAATGGCCCACTGTATTCACCCTTAGGAGTGAGGTCAGCAGTAGACATCACCCTCGTCATCAATTCCTCCAGATCTTTGGGATCGTATTGCTGGCGATATGGGTTACTCAACTCTGGCTTGTCACCCGTGCCCAAGGTGTCTTCCATAGTGCGCTCAATAGAGCGCAACGTCTCTGGCATGTCATTCATCCAACCCAACCAATCCGTATCCGTCTTGCCGTCCAGCCCAAGAGCCTCTTCGAGATCCCCCGTTCCACTGCCTACCTGTGCAGAAATCCGCCGCACCAATTCGGCCAATGCGTTCATGTCTACCCGTGGCACAACGTCCGTTACAGGATTCAGATCTTCCAAGTCGCGCAACCCTTTGTCTTGTAAAATTGGGTTTTCCGGCAGTGGCACTTCCGCGGGTTTTCCAGCCTCCGGTGTAAACGGTTGCCACTCCGGTGCCTGTCCTTCGCGTTGACGCCCCTTGGGCATGAACTCAAAGATGCCTGGTGCATTGAGGAGGTCCGGTGATCTGTTCTGCATTCGATCCGCGTACTGGAAGACGCGAGACATCGCATCCCCCAAGTACTGCTCCTCGTTGGCAATGCGCGACTCGTATAGCCCCTTCATCATTTCCGCTATATCCGCTTGCGTATCGAAGAGTCGTTCTTGTTGTGGACTGAATTCGGAACCGCCGCCATCGCCGCGACTCCCCGCATAGATGGCACCTAATAGTGATGCCGCTGGTAAGACCCATCCTGCCATGACTTATTTCTCCCGTGGTCCGTCTGATCCGAGTGCCGAGGCGATCTGGATGCCGTTGAGCCGAAACCACTCATTGGCACCGTTTGTGATTATCTGCATCCGTACGTAGTTACCTCTCGCCGCCGCCTGTGGTCGTATCCGCACACCGGTAGTGGCGGCACCGCCCCAGAAGGCTTGACCGTATTTGCCGGTACCCCAACCCTCCTGACCGGGGTTATTGATGGAGTCGCTGGTGCCCAACGTCACTGAGTTCATCCCCACGCGGCCTAAGACGGGCCGGACGGTGATATCGTAGGCACCCTTGGCTAATGCACTCACATACACCCACCCATACTGCTTGACCCAATTGGGGCGTCCCTGCGTGTAGGCGCGGGTGTAGATATACTTGCGGTATCCGGCGTTGGAGCGGTTGTCCCCAACGTGTAGCTGGAATACTTGTCCCGCGTTATTTGCCACGATCTGCACATACTCGCCGGACAGTTTGTACATCGTGCCCGCCGTCATGTCCTTTAGATCTGCGCGAGTCCACCGTATCGGTTTCCGCCGCCGTGCGGTGTTGGCGATATAACACCATGCCGGGACGGTCTTGCCGGTGGACGGTGACCAGCTGTAATACTCTTTGCGTTCGTTGTTATACACGGCGAACGTATTGTCGGCCACCGCCATATTGCGCTTACGCACCAGTTCACTGATCGGCTGGCTGGCATCGCGGGTGACGAACGATCCGGCGCGGTCTGTAGGTATGAGCGACTCGATGCCCGAATCACTCATAAACATGATGTATCCCCCACCCTCCGGTCCCGCCTCTTGGATCGAATGGTGGGAGACCGTCCCAATGTTGGGACTGACGATTTCGATGGAGACCTCGTTGATCGTTGCCGCCATCGCCATGCGAAAGATCTTGGTGCGCTTGAAAATGAACAGGTTGCCCGCGAACGCGTACAGGCCGGTGATGTCACCACCATACCCGCGATAGATCTGTATGTTGCCACTGCCCGTGCCGGTCCAATCTTCGCAGTCGCTGGTGACCGAGTAGTATATCGTGTCACCCTTCGCCAGAAACAGCTTGCCCATAAACGCGGTAGGGAACTGGCTGGCGGACGGTGGACTGCCACCCAAGGCACTGAGTGCGGTGCCGTTGTACTTCTTGACCGCATCCACACCGTTGGCGAGGACGAGGATGTCGGCACTGGTCGTATCGCCGTAAAACATCGTGCCCGCCACACGGGTCGTATCGGTGGTATCGAGACCGGTGCCGTCCGTCACCTGGGCGAAATCACCGGTGGTGCGCTTGTAGATCTTGCCGTCATCACCAGCAGCAACTAACTGCGTCCCCTCCGCATAGTCGAACAGGCCGGTGATGATGGGCGTCCCGCCAATGGTAGCACCCAACTGCTGATACCCACCCATCGCTTCCGGGTTATCCGCCGGACCGTCATAGACGATGTTCGTTGCGTCCCACATGGCCCCATCGGGGAAATCGGGGTTGTCTACGGCGTAGGTGCGGTCTATGCCTTCACCAAACCGTTGATACCCTTCTTCGCGCCACCCTGCCATTATCGACCCGCACCTTTAGTGTCGAAGTAGATCTGCGACTCGCCCCGCACGTTGATACCGTAGGCGCGGCGATACGTTGCGACACTCATGGAGTTCGGTGTGAGGGTCGTAGGCCCACGGATGAGGTTGATGATGGCGAGTTGGTACTGTTGCATCCAGTACTGCTGTTCGACGTAGTTGCGGTCCCACTTAGCGGCTCTCGCGCACACGCGGTATTCCACGGCGTCATACGCGATATCGGGCGCATCCCCACCAAACAGGTTAGTGGCGAACGTGGTATTCTCCGTGTACTTGGTGGAGTACCAGAGGTCGATCACATACTGGTCTTTGGGATAGGGCCACAACTTGTAGGTAATGTTGTCGCTACTGTCCGCAATGATCCGCGCCATGACCATCGGCTTGCCGGACGTATTGCGGTGGAGGTCACCACCCGATGCCGATAACAGTTCCGGCATGTCCACGATGCCGAGCTCGTTGTTGGGACCGGTGGATTTGTTGCTACCAAACCACGTCTGGCCGTCAGAGAAAGTCGCAAACTGCACGGAGTCCAGATCGGTAGTGGACAACCCATACTCGTCCTTCAGTATCACATAAGACGAGGAGGTGGTCGTGGTGCCTACGTAGGCGGTCTCGATGGTGAGGGTGTGTACGCCACTGACACTGGTGTCTGCGGCGGTGACTTTGTAGGAGACCTTGTCGGTGCCAACTCGGATGTACATACCCACCGCGACACTGCCAAAATTAGTGTCGTTGCTACCACTGTCATCCTTCGACGTAACCGTCGTAGATCCGTTGGTGGCCGCAACCGTGCCGGTGGTGATATCGTCAGTGGTAGTAAGCGTAGTTCGAGACAGGCCCCAATTGAATCGCTTGCGACTGAGGATGTCTCGTTTGGCGTTATTCGCCTCTTCGATCAGTGCTGCTTCAAGGATATTGGTCGATGTGAATGCGGTGATCTCTGGCTCTTTAATATCCTTGAGTGCCGCATTAACCACGTCACCAAGTGTCTTAGCCATGGATCAATACGCCTTCCATTCCGCGTAGACAAATATACTATCGCCGGATGCTGCTGACGTAGTCGTAAGAATCAGATCGGCGGTTATACTTGCTCCCGTAGACTGCAAGATTCCGCCGCCTGGAGTATCGGTATAGTCAAAATCAATTCGTCCCGTTGCCGCTAATGGATGCATAGCAATCGGCACATCGGCTGTATTTGCTTCCAGTTCTAGCTTTGCACTGATACCTTCAGAAGCAATGATATACCCTTTAACAATTTTCAAAGCACTCGTATAATTCGTAAGAGCACTTAGATTGACTACGCTCGATTCCGATCCATCGTCAAAATCACCGGTACCGGCCCATTCGCCCAACCAGATGGTATAGCCATTATGACCGGATTGTTCGCTTTTTGTAACTGGTGTTGGTGCCGCCATGCTGATGTCCTCTTTATTCGGTTACTGGTCGTACGTGGCGGTGGTGCGGCACCCCGAAAGGCACCGCACCATCGATAGACTAGCTACTGCCCGATACCCCGTAGATACCGCGCACATCACCCCAACCGGAAGACTGAGCAAACTGACCAGATATCTTGTAGTCTTTAGTATCAAAGTCATAGATATAGTCCGTATTGAACTCTTCGCGGGTGTAGCAAAGTAGCTTGTGGTTTTCCTTCTCAGCGAGTAGGAACCACGCGTTGGTATCGGTGAGGTAATCCCACACAACCAACTGCAAGCCCAACCCATTGATCGGGTTAATTGCCGCAGTTGAGTCACCGGCAGCATCGCCACCGTAGTTGACCGTGGGGTTGCCTGTGGAGTCAAGCAGACGGGCCGCCGTGAACTGGTTGTCCGGCGAGACCAGAAGATACTTAGGCCGAATAGCCAACTTCTTGCCCGCGCCGTCCGTGAAGTTCTTGCGGAAATCCGTTAGACCCGTTTCGAGCGAGGTCTTGGAAAGGTCTGCTTGCGATGACGGTTCGTTTTTAAACGTGCCGCCGTCTTCCCGCACATGGACCGAGGAAAACAACTCAATGCCATCCGGGCCGGTATAATCGGAATCAAACCCGTTGTTGAACGTATTGGCGAGGATGGTCTCTTCCGTGGCGTTGGCGGAGTAGGCGAGTTCAACCGCCATGTCCTCCATCACCCCGTAGAGCTCGTCCCGCATCATTTCACGGGTGGCCCGCATACCAAGGGCGTAGTCCACATGCGTGAACGTACCCTTGTGCCCTTCCGTCATCGAAGAGTAGTTGATCGACTCGCCCTCTAGCTTGGTCTGCAAGAGTCCGACCCCACCAACGGTCTGGGTGTTTTCCTGGTATTGCGTCGATTCGCGGACGTTATAGAGTCCGCGTCCTATTTTTTCGCGCTGGTCATAGGCATGATGGATAACCATATCTATGCCGCGCAGAGTGGTAAGATTACTAAAATTACCGGTTACGCTAATTGCTGGCATCGTTAGTTACTCCCTATACGCCTACAGTGCTGGAACCACGACGATGTGCTGCCCAATTGAGGACGCAATCAACATTTGCGCCTATGGCATTCTTCGTGCCATCAGTATTGTCGCTTACCAAAATGTCTATAAGCAAAAATTGATTCACACCGGAAGCATCCAGTGTGCTCGTATCAAGTTCCTGGGTGGATATTTTAGTGGTGGTGTTCAACGTGGTAAACGTCGAATCACCCGTTGTGCCAATTTCTGTTACAGCGAATGCCCCACCAGCACCATCATCTTGCGCTTGCAGCATCTGACCGGGATCAATAGCGCACATCACCCTCCCGGCACTACCGGTAGCTGCATACTCAAGTGACACACCGACAGAATTGCTGATGGTCCCCGCCGCACCGGCCACATCTACGTAACCGTCTGTAGTCTGCAAGACCACATCGTTGATACCAAAAGCGGCAGCGGCGGCATCCTTGTAGAGGTGCTTCACTGCAAGCAGTGGACCCCAAGGCTTAAATCCGTATGCCCTATCTGGATTTGCC